CTCGTGTCTATGGACGCCAGTGGTGAACTACGAGGCCACCCTCTCAGGGTGACTTCAGAAGAATACAAGCGTGTTGCCTTGGAAACTCTCCCATCTCAGCTTCAAGCTAAGATGGAGATTGTTGAAGACCCCTTGAAAGCAAGGGTCATCACCAAGAACAACTGGCAGTGTACTATTCTGAAACCACTCCAGAAGATGATACATTCAAGATTGAAACAAATCCCAATGTTCGAACTGATCGGAAAACAAATCTCTTCCGAAGTCATTGCTTCCATACCCCTCTTCGAAGGATCGAAGTGGGTATCGGGAGACTATGAAGCCGCGACCGACAACCTGAACGCCGACTGCACAAAAGCAGCACTCGATGTGATCCTCTCAAACATGAGAGGACCGCTTTCAAAGCAACATGACTTCATGTACTTAGCATCGAGATCGCTAACCAACCTATCCATCTTCCATGAAGAGGTAGGGTGGTTCACGCAATCGAACGGTCAGTTGATGGGTTCACTCCTCTCTTTTCCTATCCTTTGCCTGATAAACTACGCCATGTGGCATTTTACTGCTTGGAAACACTACCGAGTGTTTCCATCTGGAGTTTTCGCATCAGGAAAGTGGGATACAGTGAGAGTGAACGGCGACGACATAGCCTTCCCATGCACACCCGAGTTCTACGAGTGTTGGAAAGCAAACGTGCTACTGACAGGGCTCAAGCCCAGTCTAGGTAAGAACTACTTCTCAGATCGAATGGTTACACTCAATTCACAGCCCTTCGTGATGTCTAACGACGAAACTGGACACGCTCACGTGTCCCAGGTTCGCTGGTTGAATCAGGGTCTGCTCAAAGAGCCATCCGACTACGAAGAAGTAAGTCCCCTAGAAAGACTTGGTATTATGCACGACGACTACGTCAGAGGGGCGGAGGACAAAAGGTATGCAAGTGGAATCTTCATCAAAGAACATCAGAAGATATTGAAAACCACTTTCAGAAACCTTTTCGGTCCTAGAGAGTATGGAGGTCTGGGCGCCCACCCGATAAAAGGCACCAAGGGTGTAGACGCGGAAGCTTACGATTTGCGACAATTGTATGTTGCGAAGTTGCTAAAGGAGAAGAAGATAAAACTTCCGTCTCATTCAGCTTCAACACAATACACTCAATACATTGAGTCATACGTGAAGCATAAGTTTCCAACTCTTGTGCAAGGAAATCTCAAAGAGATTGACCTTGCCCCCTTGGGCTATCGTTGGGAGGACGTCACGGAGAGAGTAGAGGAATGTCGGGTGGATTTGTTGTCCGCTACCGCGTGGCTTGGGCCGCTTCTGGTTCGTCGAAGGGATGTGAATGACCATCACTTTCTTAGAGACCTACTAAAGCAGGTGCCAAAAGTTTGTAAGTTGGAAGGGCTTCCTTGGGATGACTATATGTCATTCCCCGAGGAAAGTGCACTATACCAACTTATGCACGAGGTAGAGGGAACTGATCTTACCGTGACGTTCAACGAGGAAGTTGCTCTTGGCTTGCCAGAGCTACTAGGTTTACCTCGAAACGAAAACGGAGAATGTGATGAGAAATGAGTCTGTTTGAGTGACATCTGCGTCCCCGAAAGGGATTAGCGGTGCGTCACGAAGGTTGGAACCCTTCGCTCAAACATTCACAGATCGAATCCACATGAGACGTCCAATGAAGTTTCTGGGTTGTAAAATTCGTTTTCACAAAAC